TCATTATAATCTTGTTCCAGACCTTTGGCTTCTTCTGTAAGGAAAATGAGAATCTTTCTACGGTCTTTGTCGCCGCGATCCCGATAAATCAGATTTGCCGCCTCCATACGGTCAAGCATACTGGTCAGCGTAGTCGTGGCAAGACCGGTCTCTTTTGACAGCTCACTAATGGGAACGCCATCCTTCTGCCAGAGAATATATAGAATCCTTCCCTGGGAGCCATTAAAAGCATCGATATTTTTTTCGCTCAATATGCGTTCAAAAACACGTCCTCCGACCTGTTTGATTCGGGTTATCAAAAATCCGCCTTGTGTTTTCATATTGTCACCTCAAACTGCAAGGCGGTTATCCACAGACAGCCGCCTTGTCCTTTCTCATTTCTGCTGCGCAGCCGCAAATTCAGCGTAACCTTTCCAGCCAAATACAGCATCCACATCTTCATCGCCGTAAACGCCCTTGACATCACAGAGGTGGACAACATGATCGTCCGCATCCATCGTCTGGGCAACGGTCGCATGAATGAGAAGTTTGCAGGGAACAGGAGCCTTGATATTTGTGCCCTCCACTTCCTGCATCGTCAAACCAACCTGAGCGGCCTTATCCGTATCACGTCCGGAGCAGGTGCCACAGCCAATCAAAGCGCCGGTTAATTCAACTCCGGGAATAGCGAGAACAGCTTCTTTCTTCTCAGCCAGCAGTTCCAGACTGTAAGCCCCTTTGTTCAGGGAAAACATGATCTTTCCGGGATTGGTGGACGCAAAAGCCCAAAAAGCCAGAGTCGCAAGATTGGTGCTGCCATCCGGCTTCTCTGTACAGATCAGCGTCATGGAATTGGGGGAAGTATAAGCGGGCGCATTGCCGATATTGATTTTGTTCATGGTGGAATCCTCCTTAGTTAATCTCATTTAAGATTATACTATATAGGATTATCCTTTGTCAACCCTTTTTGTGGATTTCCACTTTCTTCTCTCTAAGGTGATCTTTCATCCTGCATTTCCTGCAGCTCAAACAATACCCGTGCCGTTTTTCCCTCCGCAAGCGTCACCCTGTGCTTGGAATCCCAGGCGGCGCTGTACTGGTAGAAGCCCTCTTTTTTCTCCGGGCTGCCGTTTCTGGTGCATTCCCGTGTGGATGCCAGAAGAGCAAGGTCATCTTCCGCAGAGAGCGCACCCGGAAAAGAAACCTTCTGGCCGCCCACACCCTGGGCCAGTTTGACCGAGCCGCCCTCCATATCCGACTTGGGATAGAGATGCACATCCAGCCCTGCGGAGGTCTGCCCAAGATTAAAGAGGATGACCGTTTCCTCGCCCCGCACCACGCCGTTGAACCAGACGGGAGCCTTGACCTCGCCGTTCTCCCGGAACTTTTGGAGGAACACCTCGGTATGGGGCGTGTATCCCGTCAGCGCCGGTCCTTCTTGGAGCATCAGGTCGGTAAAATAAATCGTGCCGGAGCAGTCCGTGATGGTAGGCTTCACGGTGACGCTTACGACACGCATATCCTGTTTCCGGTTAATGACCTCCGCCAGCCGGATAAAAGCGACCTTACCCATCCAGCGTCCACTTCATCTCACAGGGATGGCCTACCCATCCCGTGGCCACCGCCCCTGCCTGCAGGAGGATGTCCGTGATATAAAGAATCCCGGTGCAGTTAGTGATGCATACCCGCACCGTGATGGATTTGACCCTGGCAGAGTAATTCTCCGGCATGATTTTGGCGGAGGTGGATGATAAGTATGCCATTTCGTCCTCCTTCCATCAGTACAGGTCAATGAATCTTGATTCCGTACTGCCGTCCTCATACTCAATGACCACTTCAATGCCCACCTGGGCGTCATCGCTCAGCTTCTCCAGATTTTCCGAGCCGATCTGCGCCGACAGGGTGTAACTGGAGCGGTTGGCGGGATAAACGGTCTGGGAGAGGCTTTTGGTCATGCCCGCCACGCCCTCCGCTTTAAAGGAAGCCGTGCCGGATGCGCCGTTTTCGCTGTCTGCCTCAAAGCCGGAGCTGACCCAATAGGCCAGCCCGTCATCAGCGCGGGAGTTCCGCAGCAGGTTGAAGGGGACCATTTCCCGGATATCATTGTTGGATACCATGCTGGTGCCTTCCAGCGAGTCAGCCGCGTTGTCCCACTCGCTGGCGGAACTGCCCAGGTTCTTCAGCGTGGTGGAAAGCTCCAGCACCGTGTTCCACGGCTCCTGCAGGTTGTACTCCCGGCGGACGATGCGGGTGGTCACCGAAAGCCCCAGTTCCTTATCCTCCACACGGACATAATCCCCAAGCTCCCAGGCTTCATGCTCGTAGCCTGTCAGCACGGATAAGTCCATCGCATTCAGCACGTAGGAGATGGTAGGCTTTGCGTAATCCGCCAGCCGCATTTCGGCGTATTCCTTCATCTGATAGGGGTTTGTGAAGGAGGAGCAGTCCAGGGTGGAGATGCGCACCTCATTTGTGTAGGTGAAGTCCTCCACATAGGCTTTTCCGCCGTTGATGTCGGCAAAGGTCATCCCTTCCGCACCCACAGCGTAGAGCCTTGTCACAAGCTCCCTGGTATCCACCACACGCTGGATGGATTTCATGTTTTTCCTGTAGGCAAACAGCGCGCCGCTGTCCCTGCCGTTTACCGTCAGCAGATGCACCAGACGGTTGGGGCAGTCAAAAACCAGGTCGCCGCCGTGGAGGTCTGCTGTATTTCTGAGGATGGACAGGGCATTCTTTTCCCTACTGGTCCAGGTGCGCTTTGTCCGTACCGTCACCGTCCCAACGCTCCACTCGGTTCCCTCTAAGGCGTAGGCCATCGCCGTTTCCGGGTATTCCGCTTCAAAGGTGCGCTCTTCCTTGCGGACAGAGAATGTCAGGTCATAGAACTCCGCCTCCGCATACACCTCGGTCACGGCGCTGCCATCCGTATCCCTGGTATCAGTGACCGTCCTGACCTTGTACACATCGTCCACGATCTGGATCTTCTTCTCGCTGTCGATATACCCACGCTTGCCATCCCGGTAAGGAATCTTAAAGGAGAGGGTGTCCTCGCCGTTGATCTCGCCTGTGACAATGATGTCGTAGGCATTCTCCAGTACCGCCTCCCATGCGCCGTTCCCGTCCAGCACTACCGGCCTTGCGTAGCCGATCTTCTCATAGGGCGCTTTTGGAATGTCGTAGAGCCGGATATCGATGAGCTTTGGCGTCCGGGAAGTATCGGAAGTCGTGAGCGTTACCCGGAAACGGATGTATGCCCTGTTGGGAGAGGTCAGTCGCCCGTCTGAAGGGACTGCCGTCCAATCGCTCCAATCGATCAGGTTATCACTGGTTGATGTCTCCACAAGGGAAACCGATGTTGTGCCGGAAATATACTCGCTGGTCACAGACACACGTCCCGTGCCGGAGAGATTGCAGCCGGCCGCCGCTGTGGTCAGCACGCCCTCGGACGGGTACACACCACTTGATGCCCGGAGCGTGACTGCTCCCGGCTCAGTGATACCGTCCACGCTCCCGGAGGTATCCCCGGCATTTGCCATCAGGGAGGAGCGAAAATAATCCATCAAATCCTCTGCGGTAAGCTGGGTATCGCAGTCTAAAAACCAGTCGTCCAATCCACCTGCGTACCAATAGGAATCGGCGTGCATTCCAAGGATCAGATCCGCTGTGCAGGAGCGGTTCAGTTCCCCGGTAAAGGTGAAAACCTCCGATGCCCACACAGTGCCGCTTTCACGGTCGCCCACCACATACTGTGCCGTCTTGTTATCCGGCTCGATCAGGCAGGCGATAAAGTACCAGCCGCCGTTTACCAGGGAGAAGGGCGGCGTGACCGTTTCATCCAGAATCAGGGAGCCGGTATCGTCATAGAGCATGACCCTCGGCCTGCCGCGGAAAAGGGAGAGGTAGAAGATCGGCTGACCGGGACCGTATCTTGTGTTGAAGATCGGGCAGTAGGTGTTTCCCACAGAATAGGTGGTGGGGTTCATCCAGCCGCCGCAGAGGATACGCCCTCCAAGCTCTGCGAAAATGCTGCCGTCATTTGCGACCTTCAGATAGGTCTGCTCTGTGGCAGGGCTGTTGATATTAAAACGAAAGTAATTGCCTTTCTGCCCGCTCCGCATAGACGCGGTGGTGCCGCTCCAGTTGTTAATGAAGGCAGGTCTTCCCGCACCGGAGGAATCCAGAAGGTTGTTGTTTTCATCGGGAGCGGATTCGTTCATCCGCCACAGGCCGTCCTTTGCCCACTCGGCTGGGAACTCGCCTGTGAAGTCTGTCTGTTGATTCAGTATTGTCTTTAGCGCCATCGCCGCTCACCTCCATCTGCTCCTTGCCTGTATTTCAAGCCCCGTAAACACAGCGTTTGACGCTGCCACGGAGACAGTATTGTTACCCACAGAAAGCGTGGGAAAATTCAGTTCCTCCAGATACGGCAGCCCGTTTCGCACCGTAATGCCGTTTTCATCCTCTACATAGGCGGTCATGCGGTCGGTATCCACCACCAGCGTTTCGCCCGCCGCAAGGGTGGCGTTAACGATCTTTAATTCCTGCCCGTTGGTCGTAATGCTGATATAGTTTCCTACTGCGGAGGTAATTTCTCCCTCAATACGGTAGATGGGATTCGACTCCATGTTCCCGGTATGCCGGGTTATGGTATGGCTGCCCTCCGCCGTGATGGAAAAGGTTTCATCCTCAATGGCGTAGCCAAAGGGGTCAGGGCAGAAAAAGGTCAGCTCAAAGCTGCCGGAGGAGCGCAGGAGCCGTTCGCACTCCACCGCAGCGTTCAGTCTTGCCATGAAATACCGGTCCGGCACATCATCCAGAATCAGCTGCTTCAAACCGCCCACCGGGTCAAGCCACGCCGCAATATCATCCAGCGTGGAAACCAGGGCGGGAAAGCTGTGCCTTGGGAAGATGCTGCAGGATACCACGATCTCCCGGTAGTCAAAGTCCGCTCCGAAGTCGGTAACGCCATACTTTCCGGGAACGGTCGTGGTAAAGTTGCGGAGCCGTCCGCTGACCTGCCAGGAGGTCAGCCTTGCCTTTAAGCCCATGCTCTTGGAAGTAATGT